AGGTCATTGAGGAAACCTTTGATGCCAATAAGGTTCGCAAACTCAATACGAAGAAATACGAAGCTGTTCCGATTGGTGATTATCTTGAATCGCTGAACAAACCACAATCCACCGAAAAGGTCGAAAAGCCTTCTGCCACTCAGGAAATCATCACTCGTCTCAATTCCGCATCTTCGCGCGAAGAAGCCCGCGAGATACTAAGCGGCGTCAAAGACCTGCTTGCGCTCAAAGAAGTAGCGAAAGCGATGGGCTACCCGACGACAGGCACCAAAAAGGACGTGGTAAATCACCTCGTTGCCGCAGTTGGTTCACGCGCTGATGGTAAAGCGATACGCGGTGATAACCCACGCATCTTAAATACCCCAACGATTGTTCGCACGCCTGAACAGCAAGCAGTCTTTGATGAAGAACGACGCATAGAAAATGAGCGCGCAAAAGAGCTTGACGTAAATATTCCAAAAAAGAAGCCACGCACCGCCGAAGAATTTGCCCGTGATATGGAAGCGATTATGGCCCCATCTCAAGGAGAAGCGCCAAGCGCGAAGGTTGCTCCGTTTACGCCAGAGTATCTAGCGCAGGTTAAGTCTGCACAAATGCAGTATATTGAGCCTGAAAACTCAGATATTCGGCAAAGATTTGAGTCTGCCGCTGGTCGAAAAATGACAGCAGATGAGATTTTTGATACCGCCGTAGCAATAGCCAACGAAATTCGTGAAAAAGGCGGCAATCTACACATCCAAGACGTTCTCGATTCAGCCACCGATACTCAAATCAAGCGTAACCTAAAAGGCACCGAAGAAGTCAAATCAAGCCTCCTATCCAACCTCATTGACCGCTTTAGACCCTTGCCACCAAAAGGTGACATCTTTGGCCGTCTAGCCCGTGATGCTCAACGTAAACCTCTCGCTACGCAGTCCGAACGTCAACGCGCCATCAATGAGCTTACCGAAGATGTTAAGCGTCAAATCGGTAACGATCCTGCCGAAATCCAGCGTTTCAACGAGCTTCTAGGCTTGCCAAAAACCAATAAGTCTATCCCGCGTATAGCCACAGCCTTGCTTGAGCAAGCAGATGCGCTTGTAAGTGAGCAACCAGCCACGATGGAAGAAGCCTTTGGACAAGACATGTCCGAACTCCAAGTGGGCGATGTTGTATCTTGGGAGGACAAAGATGGCAAGATTCGTCAAGGCGCTATTCTCTCCCGCAAAAAGGACGTTTACCAAATCGCGGATAAGACGCAGGAGACAACAGTTCGCCTACCACGCCATGAATTAACGCTGGTTAATGACGCCAACAAGGAGTCGCGCACCAAAGCGCTAGACTCCATCATCGGCACTCCAACAGGTGTCGAAATGAACGCCGTAAGCCCTATGGACGGGCAAGAAAGCCTCGCACTCGTTCACAACTCAGGCGATGTTCCCGGCGTCTTGAACGCCTTTGTCGGCACATCCAAAGAGTTCTTGGCGAATAAGCAGAACGAGAAGGACTTTCCCGAACTCTACAAGATCATCAAGGCTGGACGTGTTGATGAGGGCAATTTCGCTTATGGCAGAGCTTTCGTGTTCACAGATGGCATCGGAGTCAACGCTAGTGACCGTGCAAACGCTACGAAGCTCGGTATTACCCCTTCAGTTGCCGCTGTACGTCGCGTGCTCATTCACGAAGGTCTTGTTCACCGTGGCATCTACGGCTTGCCAGCGAGGCTGCAAATGCAAATCCTGCAATGGGTACGGCAGAATGCTACGCCGCAAGAGCTTGATGCGCTTGCCAAGGATTATCCTCAATACGCCGATTGGGCTACGAATCCGCAGCAAATGCTTGGCCTTGCTGAAGAGTTCCTTGCGAAAAAGGTTGAGAAGATGACCAAGTTTCCAACAAGCGGGCCACTTGCTCGCTTGGTGGAGATTTTGAAGGACGTTTGGCGCTATATTACGGGCAAAGATGGCGAGCCTACGGTGCAGAATTTGCGTGATGTCGTGAAGCTATTGAAGGCGGGCGCTAAGGCGGCGAATCAACGGCTTGTGAATGGTGGCGGGATTAAGATGAGCCAGCTTCGGGCGCAAGGCTTTGTCACGCCTGAGATGGATGCGGAGTATGCCAAAGCGGTTGCTGATGGCGACGTTGCCAAGCAGCAGAAGATGGTGGATGCGGCGGCGAAGGCGGCTGGAACACCTCAATCTGAAGACGGCTACGCAGTCGTCGGGGAGGCATCTGGCTTATATACAAAGAACTCAGGAGAACATGTTATAGCTGCGGCAGTTTTTCATCCCGCGTCCAGAACTCTATTCTTGGGGGATGACCACGGACAAGCTCAATATCTAGCTTTCAAGAGGGAAATTGGAGTCGCAAGTGTCGAGAATGGTTTCTTCACAAGCGCGGGCAGGTTCGTTGACGCTGGCGAAGCTATACAGATAGCCAGAGACTCTAAGCAGCATGTAGCAAGAAGGGGAGATGGACATCTCGACTCCTTCGCGCTCAAAGAGTCAATGGAGTCTAATCTTGACCCCATCACCCGCGATGACAACGGCCAAGTAATCCCCCTCTCGCAACGCTTTAACGCTGCGAAGGCGGATATTCGCGAATCCCGCATCTCCTACACAAACCCGCTCGATGCCCAACTAGCTTCCGCGTCTGAAAGGATGCGGCAGATGAGGGAAAAGGTGGTTCCACAAGGGGTTGATTCCGCGCAAGTTCGCGCCGAAATCCGCAAGGCTTATGATGCCTCTATTCAAGGCAGCGGCAGCGTTCAAGTATCTTTGCAGCAAGTTTACGACATTGCTAAACAAGCTATTCCAACGCTGACAGAAAAGCAATTTGGCGAGCAAGTACAGGCGCTTTACGAGGATGGAAGCGCGTTCCTTGTGCCGACTGATAGAAGCGCAGACATGCTTGCGGCAGGCGAGAAATGGGGCGTTTATGATGTGGCTGGATTGCCTGCGAGTTATATCGGCGTGATGCCATCTCAAGAAACGAATTATGAAAACGACATTCGAGCTAATACTACTAGCCTCAGACCAAGAGGCACAATGGAACCTCGCGGCGGAGCGGAAGAGTATGGCACTACTACTCCGCAATTATCGCCAAAGGACAAATCGCCAAGAGCGAATACTCTCAGAGCAGTGGTGGATGAACGAGTATGGCGAAACCTCTCGCCAGACCAGAAAAAGAATGCTCTTGACGATTTCGGAGCAAAGCGGTTGGAAGGAATTGCGGCCAACTCAAAGCTTGTTTCTTCATCATACAGAATTGCCAGAGCGCCATCAGATCATGCTTTTGCAGCACTCCTTCCAGAGACTAATGCCGAGAGGCTGGTGGTCGAAATAAACCCGTCTATTGATCCAAAGCATCCTATTTTGCAAAAGTCGGCATTGGAGGCTCACGCTTTCATGTATGATATGATGCAGGAGGAAATGATTCATTTTGCACAGCACTACAACGCTTGGCAGCAATGGGTTAAGAGTGGCGCTAAAGGCTCCGTGGTTGCATTTGAAAACAAGCATTTCAATGACCAAATCAATGAGTTGATGGCCCAAAGGAACGCCGCGATTCAAAACGGTGATTCCAACGCTGCTCGCAAAATTGATACAGCGCTCATTCACGCTTGGAACTTTTATGATCCTAGCCGCCAAGTTTCTACACTTGAGCAGCTTGGCCGCGCTCTTGTTGACGCCAAGGTAAGAATGCCTGAGTTCATGATGGAAGTCACTCGCCAGCTTGTGCAAATCGGCAGGCAGGACTTCACGACGGAAACGGGATGGGCAAAGTTTAGGGATATGCTCGTCAAATGGGCAAACGATGTGCTTAATTCTCTGCGCAATACACTTGCTAGCGTGAGAAGCGGTGAGTTTGGACAACTACTTAAAGACGAGATTGCCAACATTGAGCGAATTGTTAATCAGATTGAAACTGGCGATGGCGTTCTTCCGACTCAAGAAAGCCCAATTGTTAAAGCGACACCAATTGACCAAAATGCACTCAAATCCATTATCGACAAAGCGGCCAGCACACCCATCAGTGATGATAGCATTAAGAGCTTCTATGAAGTTCTATTACGAACCCTCGGAGTTGGCGGGAAAAATAATAGAGACTTACATCCCGGCGTTCGGATGGCTCGATTCTCCCCATCTTCACCTTTACAGGTCATGCCTCATGAGAATGGTGAACTCGTCATGGGACTCGGAGAGGGGCAGGCAAGACAAATTATACGCGATTCGGGTTCTTCGGAGGCTGGCTTCCGCTATATCGCGGATGCAATTGAAGAGGAAATAATTCATCTTGCGGATTATTTAGCGATAAGGTCAAAATGGGAGTCTCAAGGAAGCAAGGGGAACTTTATTGTCTTTGCTCAACGTGAAACACAAAGGCTCACCAAGGATTTGCAGGACGTTGCAAAAACACTTTCAGATTCCGACAAAGAAGCGTTGCGAAAAACTCTTGGGGCAACAGTGGCCTCGTATCACGACAAAAGCGAAATTGCTAACGCAAGCCTTGAGCAATTGATACAGCTTTCTGCCAATACTTCGGCCCCCATGTTTGCTCATTCAGAGCTAATTCGCGCATTGATTCAGGCCAAACGCTCCGGCGAAATTACAGCCACGGGATATAAACGCATTGCAAACACGCTCGTTAAATGGCTTCAGGATGCGCTTAATTGGCTAAAGCAAGCCTATGGTCAATCCCGCAGCGGTGGATTTGGTAATGTGCTAGCACAACGTATTCAGGATACCGAACAGCAGCTTGAGATGCTTGGCGTGATGCCGACTGAGATTAAGGCGAGCGTGGCCGCTGGCGGTGAAATTCCTAAAGCTATTGCTTCCACAAAAGGATTTGCAGACGCTATTGACGCTATCAAAACAGCAAGTCCGACGCTGGTTGAGTCAGAAGCACGCGCATTGAAGGATCATTTACCAGATGACCATATTCAACAGGGTGTTGAACCTCGCGTTGCCGTTAGCATTGCTCTCATTGATCGTCTGCTTAAATCTGGCATTCCAGCCATTGAGCTTCCGTCTATTCTGAATAGCCCTGCGTTCCTTGAGTCTCTTGGAATTGAGCAGAATGCCGACATGCAGCAATACTTGTCGATTGAGGCGTTGAATCGCATCAATCAAGCCGCCGTTGATACGGATAATATCTCAGATCGCAACAACCTCGTAAAACAAGCAGATGGCGCTGCAAAGATTTGGAATCTACTTGGTGAATTTGGCGGGCGCTCACTTGGAACTCGCGGATGGCTGATGAAGCATCCTCGCTATGCTGCCATGTTCGTTGAGCAAGGCATTCTAAGCAATCTTGCCAATCAGTCTGAGAATGTCACAAAGGCTAACGTCGTTGATCCTAGCGCGGTGGTTAAAGGTGTCGAAAAGGCAGGCGAAACAGCCAATGAAGCAGCTACAAATCAGGCAGACCAAGACCTTGTTGAAAGCTGGATGGAAGCCGCCGAAGAAACCCTCTCTCCAAAAGCCAAAGGATTGTTTGACCGTATTCGTGAAAAGCTGGCACGTATCGGCTACTTGATGGGCCTGAATACCAACACAAAACAGTCTGTTGCTGGTAATCTTGCCGCTCGATTTGCACAAGAATATAAGGGAATTACCAAGGAAAAGATTGAGTCCGAACTGGCTAAATTGCGCAAAGAAGTCGAAGCTGATTTGTCATCTTTTGCCGATGAATTGCTTGGTAAAGATGCGCCACAAGAAGCCAAAACAAAGGTCAAAAAGACTGCCGAAAAAGCAGCTAAGCGCGAAAAGAAAGCAAAGCCAACAGCGGAAGATAAGGCCAAAAAGAAACAAGAGCGTGCAAACGCCGTTGCTCAACGCCTTATTTACCGCACGGAAGAAGTATTCCGCCAAGGATTCAAGAATGAGTCAAAATCGGTCAACGCTGATTCAATTCTCAAGGCATTCCGTGACCAAGTAAAAGAACCCGTTTCAGACGCAGCTTTTACCGCTCGCGTTAAGAAGCTCAATGTCACTGAAGAGGTTGCTGCCAGAATGCTTAAAACAGCATCCCGTGAACGTGGCGACCAAGAGCAGATCAAAAAGAATGCGCTCCTTGATAGTGTTGAGGCGCTGAAAAAGATCATGCACAAGCTGTCCGGCAAGTTAGGCATTTTCCAAGTTGACCCGACATCATGGCGCAAGCTGTTCAGCACGTCCAACGCATCACAGGCGCAACGTAAGGTTGAAATGCAAGAGGCAATCAAGGCCGATCCTGCATTTAGTAAACTGGATGAAGATGAGCAGAAGCAACTTGCCGACTTGCTGGATGAGGCTTGGCAGGCAAAGCGTGACGAAGTTCTCAAGACTGAAATCAATCGCTTGACTCGCACTCAAAAAATGAGCGACAAGGCCAAAGATGCCATCAGTGAGGCTATTCCAGAAATCATTCAGATGGTTAATCGTGGCACGTTTGACAATGCAGAACTTGCCAAGATCGTTTCATCCAAGTTTGGATTCCGTGAACTTACTGCGGAAGAACGCGGAAGGCTTCGTGAAATTACTGAGAAATTGCAGCAGGATATTCCACCGTGGGAGCACAAACGCCTAGCAAATGAATTGCGTGATTTGCTTGCTGATGTGACCAAATTGAACTTTGCAGAACTTGCCGAAGCATGGTGGGTGTCGTCCGTTTTGTCAGGCCCGCGTACTGCGTTCACCATTGGCCTTGGCTTCAATTCTGGCGGATTTGAAGTTATCAAGAACTCGCTTGGCACCATCTTACTCAACCCAACGAATCCGAATGCGTGGGATGCCTCGTTCAAAGCAATTAAAGGCTGGTTGTCGTCTATGCCAAGAGAGGCACAACGTGCCTTGGCTTATCTCAAGTCTGGCGATGTTACATTGCTTGATTCCAGTATGAGCAATGATGCGGCATTGATTGACCGCGCCGTTAAAGAGCTTGGAAGCGTTGGTATTGCAGCAAAACTACTCAAGTCAAAGAATCCAGTTTACCGTAAAGCAGGTCAGTTCATGGCATTTATGCAGAAGCTATTGACGGCTTTGGATATGTTCAATGGATACACGGCGAAATATGCCGCTATGCCTTTGGCTTATTTTCAGACTCAAAGTGTCTATGATCCAAAAGAGCTTGACACTATCCGCAATCATTACTTGGCGAGACAACAGGTTCTAGCCAGTGAATTTGGCGGCGTTGAGCCATCCTCGCTTGAGGATAAGGCCCGCTTAAACGCATGGGCTACTGATAAGATGTGGAAAGACATTCAGCGCCTTGGAACATTAGAAGAGAACGCTAATTACCTCGCTCAAGTTGCTAACATGACGCTTAATCCAACTGGCGTTGGTGGCATCTTCTACCACACAATTCTCGGCATTCAGGCAAACCAAAAGAAGAAATCTGCTGATTTTGTGCAGAAGCAGAAAGAGGAATTGCTGAATGCGGATGGTATTGAGAAGGAGATTGCCAAGTTCAATCTGGCTCTCGGCTACATGTATCAGTTTGCCGCTCACAACTTCTTAGGTGCTTTTGGGCTAAAATTTAGCCGTTTTGCCGGAGCAAAAATAAATCAGACGCTCTCATTTATTCCATTGCTAGGATTAACTCGATTGGCTGAAAAAACAGACGCTCAAAAAATGCACATTGCCAATGTGGCTGGCGCACAAGCTCTTGGTTTCCTTCTACTTGGGCAGGCGTTTTGGATTCTTTCTAAAATTGCCGAAGAACCAGACGATGATGAGCGCGGTTGGGACATACAAGGTGGATGGCAGAATATCTCGCCAGAACGTAAGCAGCAACTTTTAGCCGCTGGCAAGCGCGAGTACACCATCTTCTACAAGGGTAAACGCTACTCGTATGCCAACTGGCCTATCAGCGGTATGCTTTCTGCGATTGGCTCAATGGCTGATTTGATTCGTTACTCGCCGGATCAATGGAATGAAAAGAGTGTGGCAAATCGCCTTGCATCTGGTGTATGGGCAGCAGCCGCTAGTGTTGGTGATTCTGCCGCTCTCTCGCAGCTTTCTGAACTACTTGGAACATCAATGGCATCCCGTGATCCTATTGAGGCTTCAATGGGCAAGTTTAACCGCGTCTTTGGCAACTATGCTGGCGGCTTCATTCCACGCATCTTGAAGGATGTGGATTTGATGCAGAATCCCAAGATCAACACCTACAAGACATTGTGGGAGCGTTTGGCAAAAGAAGTTCCAGTAGCGCGTAGATATGAGGGGAAAGCGTTGCTGGACATTTTCAGCAATCAAGTGGCACCGTCACGCTTGCCTTGGAGTCGCGAACTTGTTCTTCAACCGCCTGAATTAGAGTATCAGAAGTTGGGCCAGTGGAACAATAATGGTATCTGGCTAAGCCCTCCAAATGCTCAAAACCGAATGGTTGGCAAAGGTCGTAACCGCCGCCCAATGACCGAAATTGAAGCAGATCGCTACGTTGATATTGTCGGCAAGGGGTATCGCGACATGGTTCTAAAGTATGGCGATAGGGTTCTTGCTATGCCAGTAGAACGAGCTAAAGCGTTTGTTTCGGACAAGGCTGATGAGATTCGTGATCGTGCATCGAAAAAAGCCGTAAAAAGCACTTGATGATACTGGTGGCGCGAATAAATTAAACGTGCCGAGAGATGCTATCAACATCAACTCGACACTAACCTCAAACCTAATTGCGCTATGTCTGAAGCTAATCAAAACTACATCAGGATTCCATTAACAAAAGGCCATTATGCTTTAATTGACATGGAGGACTATCCAGAAATTTCAAAGCATAGGTGGTGTTATTCGCATGGAAGAGCAATGCGCAATTCACTTGGGGACGAACCCGCTCAAAGAACCCTAATGCACCGGCAAATTCTAAATGCTCCAGATGGAGTGGAAGTTGACCATATAGACGGAAACCCATTAAATAATAGCAGGGCCAACCTACGCCTTGCTACAAATTTACAAAACGCAAGAAACAGGGGCGTTAGAAATGATTCATCCACGGGTTCAAAATCAGTTTATTATACTCCAAGAGTAAAACGAGGGAAGCCGTGGGCGGCAAGCATAAGGATTCATGGAAAACTTATCCATCTTGGAGTGTTCCACACTAAAGAAGAGGCTGAATTGGCTTACGAAACAAAGGCAAAAGAGATACATGGTGAGTTTTTCCGCGCCAAGGCTGCTGACAAGTTTGATTGGAGTCATATTCCAATAGCTCCACGAACGCCAAGAGCAAACCAGACCAAATCAGGGTTTCGCGGTGTTTACCCTCATCATCATAAGTGGATAGGAATGGTTCGCCATGAGCGAGAAAATATCTATCTCGGTCTTTTCCCAACCCCCGAACTTGCGTCCTTGGCGGTTGAGGCGAAGATCAAAGAATTAAGGCCATGATAGAACCCGTTCAACAACACGAAACGCCATCAGGAGGATGGACATATCGCGATGAGCGCACTGGCATCTCATTTAAGGAACACGCATTAACAGCGATTCTCCAACGTGTGCACAAGTCTTGGATCGCAAACAACATCGAAATCCCCGAAAACTGGCAGGCTGTCATTCGCCAAGAGATTTGCGAGCAACGGCCCGATATTGAGTGCCGCGAGATTGGTGAGCCTGAACGGTTTACCACTTTTGCAGATGTGGAGCGATTTGCAGTTACGCTCAAGAACTGGCTATCACAAGGCGCTCAATGGGTTCCGCAAGAAGAGGCTGAACGTAGAGCGGCTATATGTGTTGCGTGCAAAGAAAACCGTCACGCTAAACTATGCTTGGGTTGCACGGGGCTTCGTTGGCTTGCAGAGCGTTCTGGTATGCCATCATCCAGCCGTGATCCTGAATTGCAGTCGTGTAGGCGTTGCGGGTGTCAGAACCGAATCGCTATTCATGTTCCAAAAGAGGCGCTGGATACTACGGGCGTTACGTTTCCAAGTCACTGTTGGAAGGCTTAGCTCAAACTTTCGCCATGCAAGTGACGTGACATACTTGATGCCAAAACATTATCATTATGGCGAGTATTAATCAGCATGGCTGAAGCAACAGAGGCCAAATCCATTGCCATTTTTCCTTCTTTGGGCCAAGTGGATTTACTTGCAATCGCAATGGCTGAATCCATTAATGATTGAAGGAATTCGGGGCAATTAAGGTCGATTTCAGTTTTCATAATTGTTTTAGTTTACGTTATGCTTATTAAGCAGCTTTTATCCATCCAGCGGGAACTGACACCTTAAAGCCAGCAGCCTCAAGCTTGGCTTTCATCGTTTGATTGTCGCTTTTAAGCTCCGAAGCCAGCACATGAAGCCGCAACGAACCCTTTGCCAATTTAGCCTCCACAAGCTCCTTCAAGCCCGAAGGCTCCCCGCTCGCCACATCGCCAGCGGGAAGTGGCGTATGAGAACCCCCAACAATTCCCGGTGTTGGGGCTGCATGTGGCGTTGCAGTAACGTCCGGTTGACACTCCCTTTCGGGAAATAGAAGGTTATCAAGGCTATCATCCTTGCAACCGTGAATAAGCACAGCCTCTTTGTTCACAAGGCCACCACGAAGGCGCACCGTGCGGTTAATCGGCTTAGGATCGCAAACAATGCCATCTTCTGTGCGGCGGAAATTGATCGTGTTCCATTGGTCTGCGATGAGGTTCGTATCAGCCATTCCAATACGGCGCAAGGAACCACGCAAATACACGTCAAAAGGCGGTTCAGGATTACGCGGCGGCGGCTTGCTCAAGTCAGCCACAAGCGCAGAAGATTCTGGATGCGTGGACAAATTGGCTGGATAGATGCCAACGGCCATCATCATCTTGTCATTCGTGACGGTAATAAGCTCACCAGCACTAATCAATGGCAAATCAACAACATTGCCCATACACTCGCGGCCTTTCTGCTTGTATTCTTTAACCAGCGTGTTCAGCCAGCCGTAGTCAATTGGACGCGCATCAAGCTCAAGCCACAAGAAGGGTTCTTTATTGCCGATATTCGCAAGGTGACGAACGGCGCTGACAAATAGCATGTTTACATCGGTGAACAGACCGAATTGATATTCGTAGCTCGTCTCAAAGCATTCAACACCACCAACGGAAGGGCGAATTTCATCGGCGGCTTGCTTAGCTTCAGCAGCGCACGATGGCGAGTGAAGAAAAACGATGCCGTGGTCAATCAAGCCTCCGAAGTGGATAAGAGCTTTGACCATCTTTGGCAGACGGGTGACATCGTGAGTGGTTACGGGGATTACTACTTTCATAAGTGGTGTAAGTTCTTTTATGCGATTCCAGCGTTTCGTTTTGCAACCGTAAACTTCTTTAGCTCAGGGTCAAGCATTACATTGTCAAACCACGAAGGAATCCGCTTGGCGTTGTAAGCGAGCAGTTCAGCCATTGCCTCGTCTTTGGTCAATTTCGGGTTATTCTGCCGCATGAATGTGATGACGACGCTAGGACTCATTTGCGACGGGCAATCGGGATACTGCCACATGCCGGGAGGCGTTTCGTGCATATTCATCTCTGGCTTAGGCTTGGTTCGCTCTATAACGAGTTCTGGCGTGTCTCCAACGGCAGGCAGGGTCATGGAGCCATCGGCGCTGTATTGTGCGTTATTTGGGCTGGAATTGAACAAACAGTCGGGCAGCCATAAACAAACCTCCTGAATGCGAGGATGCTTCAATCCTTCCGCAATCGTCATACAGCTTGACTGGTTAGCGATTAGTAATGCGCTGCCAGCTATCACCTGCGCTGCAATCAAGAAATTCGCTGTTGGATAGTATTCGACCTGTCCAAATCGCTGCTCAAATAGATCGTGCTCCGGCTTAGTTCCAAGAAATACCAATTTTTCGCCATAGTGCTCGACAATTTTGCGCCAAGGAAAGTGCGGATTTTCGTATCTGGTTGTTTTGTTGATAACCACACGTTCAGCCCATTTGGTGCTAGGTTTGGCTGTTAGCCACGGTTGCGAAACGTCTGGAAACGTGGAGATAAATCCATCTCGGATTGCCGCTTCAGCATGGTTTAGCGCAAGGCTTAAACCGTTTCCGTGGTAAGCATATTTTCGGAAGTTCTCGGAATGCCAGTCGATATGCTCGCCATTCCACGGGCGCACATCTTCAATGTATGGTTGCGCTTTTACAAGTGGTGCCACAACGTCAAAGCGACGCAGGATGCCAGCGGTTTGCCCGTTGTCGTAAAGATAGCAGATAGCTTTTTCGCCCTTGCTTTTGACGGTGGCTAATGAAAGAAAGAGGTCGCCTGCGTCTCCGCAGCCCGTGAATGATGTCATTTGTATTTAAGTTCAGGATGTTTCTGAAGTGCCTTTTCTATGGTGCTGCCATTTTTCAATCTACTGTATATATTTTGTGGGGAAATGCCTATAATTTCGGCCCATTCCGTCACACACCTTGAAATGCCGTTAAAATGCAAAATTCGCACTGCTCTTGTATTGCGAGCTTGCTCTAATGCCGTAGCCCATCGGCAGTTAGCGGGTTCATAATTACCATTCACATCAATTCTGTCTAAAGATTTTCCAAGCGGGCGCTCACCCATATCATGCAAAAAGCTCTCAAAAGAACTCATCCATTTATCGCATATGGTGATTCCACGCCCTCCGTAATGATGATAATTTTTAATGTTCTTGTTGGTGCATCGCGTAAGCATGGCATACCAACTTCTATAAGTTGGCGTTTCAAGTTTGCCGTGAGAATTTAGCCTTTGAGCGGCGTACTGTTTTTGCCTGCACCCGCAGGATGATGTATGCCAAGAAATAAGGTGATATTTGTTTACCTTTGTCTCATTGCCGCAATCACATCGGCATAAGAATAGGGGTATTTTGGGGTGTTTTCTTTCCACTTCACAAACAACAGTTAAACGATTAAACCTCATTCCAGCAGAAACTCCAAGACGTAAATCGTCTTTATAGTTTGGATTTTTTAGGACGCCCACCTTTTCTGCCATTTTCTCGGCTTGCTTTTTTCTTGCTCTCACTGGTTGATTTTCCACCGATTTTTCCAGCCCTTGATGTATGTTGGTAGTTTCCATTCTTCATGCTTAGGATATTATGATTGGGTTATCAAGATAAATCTTTTGTTTTTTCTCGGTATTCTCCTTGGTAATTTTCTCTGACAAAGTTCCAAGTTACCGTCTCATTATAACACTCAGGATTCGTGTGGCACCCTTGTACCCCTATATGCCAGCTTCTTGAAGCTGTTGGCACAAGGCATTTCAGACCATTTTTGGGCATCACGCGCAAATGAATGTTCCAATCGAATCCAGAAGGAGTTCCGTCCGCATTTCCGCTAGAATAATCTTCATCCCACCCCTGACGTAAGAACGTGCGCCATCTGTCGGCCCATGTCAGCCAAATGTTACCCGAAAATCCTTCATCGTAGGTAAATGTGGATGGGTCTTCATCGCTAGTTGGCCCAACATTCTTGGCGCAAATAGCGAGCGTTTTAGGCTGCGCTTGTTGACGGGCCGATTCAAAGAACCGTAAAATGTCACTTGATGGAATGAAATCGTCCTCGGCCAAAATAACAGCGGTGGCTAATTGAAGGTCAAAAAGATTGTGGAACAGGTTTTTTGGATTCTTCAATACCCCAAGCCTTTCAGGATTCACATGCTTAATTACCGGAACTGGACACTTTGCGGCAAAATCATCAATAACTTTGGTGATTTCGTCCAGTTTTTCACTTGGCTCGATGTAGAACTGAACCGATGTCACAAGCTCAAGATTCGTTTTTAGCCACGAAGCCAAAGTCTTATTGAGGTAATCAACGCGATTGTAAGCAGTAAAAGCCAAAACGACGTTGTTGCTGACTAGGCGCTCGTAAACTGCTTTGCCGTGGGCGTAGCGTTCTTTGGAGTTGCTGATGCGTGCTACTTCGTCTTCAACGCCGTAGTTTTGAGAAGGGTTTTTATGAATAAAGCCAAGATCAACAGTTCCGCCTTTAGAGGCATCCACATAACCCCAAGCCTTAGCTCTAGTCGTAAATTCGTTATCACAGTAAACTGACTTAAAATTTGGATGCCAAACGTAGCCAATCGTTTCGTAATAGCGGCGACTAATAATCGGATGGCAGATAAGCTCATCTTTGCGATGTTTGTCTCCAACGTGCAAAATATCGGCACCGTTTGCCATATATGAGCAAATAACCTCATCCCATCCTGAAACTGGATGGAAGTCATCATCTAGCACCACAATAATATCACCCGTGGCATGTTTAGCCGCCTCATTCCACGCAGCGCATGCGGTCTTTGCGGGCGAAATCACCGCATCAGGAAACGCAGCCTTGCAAGCCTCGTCGTCCGCATCAATGCAAGTGATGATTTCAATGTTTGCGCGATTTTCGGCGCTATCTAGCCAAAGCTGTTGGCATTTCTTTGCGGCATCTGCGCGGGCCGTGGCATGAATCAAACTTATAGTCATTCCGTAAATGTGGTTCACCTACCGTAAAAATCAAGCGATACCTTGGTGCCAGCCACCGCCAATGCTGATATATGCGGGCCTCGTCTGCTGTTGCGGCTTACGATTAAAGTCATATGGCGGAAACAGCAGGTTGTTCGGATGCGTTTTTGAGGCTGGACGCGCTGCCGCAGCCTCATTGGAAGTCAATCCATGCCGCATTCTGGCTAGGTGAAGCGCAAGAAAAGTTGCATCCGCGAAGTCTGGACTTTTCTTAGTCCTTAGCTTCATGTCGTACTTAGGCTCAATAGCAATCTTGCCGCTCGCCTCGGTGTATGATCTTGCCACCATTTCGCTCATCACGTCGGCAACAAGTCCCTTTAGCTGCCCTGTGCGGATTAGCTCTTTGCCAACCATCCAAAGCTCGGTTGCCATGTTCTTGAACCGCTCAAAGCCTCTACGGGTGTCGTTCTTACTAACCGGCTTGTCAGATGCTTTCTCGCTGAATTTGACGTTAAGAGCACCAAGCCCAATATCGCGGGCAAGTAGCGCCATAAACGGATCACCACCGCCAGTTCCGTCAACGGCCAAATTGCGCACATCAACGCCATGCTCTTTGAGTTTTTCTTTGGTCAATTTCACCACCCATTCACTCTTATCAATAGAGGTATCGGTAACATCTTCGTCCAGCGAGTAGATTTTGATAAGCTCAAACACCTTTTGGACTTTGCCAATAAGCGGGTCTTCAGCTAGTCCGATTTTACCAATGGCTAACGCGGCACGATCACCGCCATGCTTATAAGCAGGGTCAAGGCCAGCAACCATTGTCGGCACGTCAATCCAGCGTTTAACCTTTGCGCCAGCCTGCCATTTGATAATGTCGGCAGACGAGTAAATTGCATCCTTCTCGCCCGAAGTAATCCAGAACGCTTTGATTTGCTGGTAGTAGCCAGCGGTCTTTGTGCCGTTACGTTGAGCTTCTTTGAAGTCTTCAACTTTGAGCAAGCCCTTCCAGCGATTCCAGCCCTCAAGCACGTTAGGAGACTTCTCACCATCGAAACGGATGCAGAAACCTTTGTAGCCGTATTCCTCAAGCTCCGTCTCCCATTCTGGCGTATCTTCAGTGACAGTGTGCCATCCATTTTTAGGACGGCTAATTGCTCCATCAGGGCCAAAGATTGACGTAGGGTTGAAGCCAGCCACAAACCAGAACTCGTCGTTTCGTTTGAGGTTGCTTAGCGCCGTGCGAATCAGGCTATGATGCAGTTCGGCAAACTCATCACCCATCAGAATCAGCTTGGGAGATTTAATACCTTGAATCTTGGCGGCAGATGCCTTGGCTTGCGACTGCTCACCAACCACAAGTTCAATACCGCGAGTCTCGTCTTTATGATCCCCTACTTCGTAGCGAATCTTATTTTTGGAATCAATCAGCTTTCCCGGCATGTTGTCTTTGCCAAAGAAAGACTCCATGTGTGACCAGCAGTTTTTGACATGGCCCCATACACGGCCCGAAGCGGCAGATGCGGTAATGGAAGTGACGAGAACCTTGGTGTTCTTTGGGTCAATCCAAAACATCATAACGGCGATAAGTGCCATTGCGTGCGTCTTCCCGCTGCTGGCGCAACCGGCAATCGCGAGTATGCGATGACGCCTGAAATTGCGCAAAATCCTTAGCGCATTTGGGTTCCACTCGAAGGGCCAGATGCCCTTAGGGTCTTTGAATATGATGTCCGTTAAGCGGCAGAAATGTTCTTCCCAAGGTAGCAACTTGATGCCTTTTATGTCTTTCCATTTATCGTAATTACGCAAAACTCGTAATTCAATCATCCAGTCAGTATAAGTAATGAGCTTGCCCCTTGGCCCTTTTAACGGCGTGTGGACAATGCCATACTTTTTGATACTCTTTGCTCTGACTGCCATTCAGCAGCCATCTTTACGCAAATGTGAGAGTTTGCAAGGGGTTATGCTTCTGCCATCGGCTCAAATCTAAAGAACCTGCCGTGTAGCGTTGCCTTCACGATCTTCAATCTCTCGCCGTTTCGATTCTTCTTGATGAAAAGGTTACGGTCAAAATTCGGTTCCTCATCCTTCTTTTTCTCCCATGCCTTACCAGCGGGCTTTTCAGCCGTCTTTTGAATGATAATCAGGTTGTCGCTATCTTGCTCTATGGCTCGGCTTTCACGAACCTTGCCATCCTCGTTCAACTGGCTCGGCATGATAATATGAGCACCCGTCATCTTTGCGCATTGCTTGGCAGTCGCGGTGATGTGAGCAACCTCACGCTCTCGATTCCCATTGCTGGTTTTGGACGTAAGGCAAAGCTGGATGTAGTCAATAGAGGCCACCAATTTCTGCCCTTGTTTGAGCTTCTTTGACCGTCTAGCAATGTCTCGACAAATCTGCTCAATGGTCTTGCCTGCCACATCTACGATGGAAATAGGCCACTTTGACAGCCTGCCAAGTTTAGCGCCGACACTTTGCTGCTCTGCTCGCGTGAGAATGCCATGCTTAAGATTGCCCGAATCAACACCTGATTGTGAGCAAAGCAGGCGTCCAGCTTCTTCCAAGGATGTCATCTCATAACTGTAAATAACCCCTACATGATCCTGCAAACAGGCCGATTCCACGAATTGACGCGCAAGGCAACTTTTGCCATCGCTGGATTCGCCAGCAATTACGGTCAAACGCCCCTCTTCCATGCCGCCAAGGTATTTATCAAAGCCAGCAAAGCCCGTTGAGATGCCGGGAATCTTGCCGGGGTTGGCGCAACGCTCCTCAATTCCATTCACAACATCGGTCAAAAGCTCTCCAATCGGACGAAACGGCAAATCAGCGCTAGAATCATCATTCACAGCCTCACAGACGAGCTTCGTCACATGCTGGAGTGCATCAGTAGCGGAAGCGCCATCGACCTCTGTAAACGCCTGTAAATGGGCTATACCAGATGCTAAAGCGCCTATCATCTGACGAAACGTGAACTTATCCCGAATAATCGTTAAGTAATACGAATAATGCGAGGTTGTCGGAACAAGCGTGTAAAGCTCGCTAATAAACGCAGCGCCACCGACAATATCCAGCTTATTCGCATTTCTGAGAGCGTGAGTAAGCGATATTTGGTCAACCGGCTTACCAGCGGCGAATAGGCCGATAATCGACGCAAGAATCACCCTGTTTGCGTGATAATACAGCATCTCAGCGTGTGGCGCTTCATCGCAAAGACTTGGACGCTGCAATAGACATGACAAAACCGCATGCTCTGTTTCTTGATCGCATGGTAAAGCCCTGTTTAGAGAAGCTAAAATCTCTTCAGTGGAGGCTGGCTTATCCATTGAACTTAAATTCCCCGTGGTATTTTGCGCTTGCAGCCAAATATGCCGCGCTGGCGTCTTTTGGATCGGCGTATAAACCAAGCGATATGCCCTTTCTATTCAGACCAATTCTAGCTACCCACTTCTGCGTACGCTTATGCCAAAAAACACCCTTATATCCACTTGTGTTGTTAGACTGCTTGCCTCGGTTGCAGTGATTTTGAGAATTTGTGGCCAAGCGTAAATTACACTTACGATTATCTAACTTGTTTCCATTGATGTGGTCAACCTGAAGGCCTTCGGGAAACCCCATTATCTGACGGTGCATGTAAATAGAATGCCTTATCTTGTTTTTTTGCTTGCTTTGAGTGAATGCGTAGCCTTTCGACATAAAATACCACTTATATTGAGACAAAGATTCAAAATCCTCATCATCCACAATTGCCTCTTTTCCTTTTGAGAGTGAGATTATTTTCATAAATACGGAAGTGGCTTGTTTAGAGAAGCTAGAAGTTCCTCGGTTGTGGAAGGTTGGGTCATTTAGCTTCTGGATCGTATTTGGTAGCCCTTACGGTTTCGCCCTGCCAGTTATTCAATAGCGTCCCAAGGTCTTTGCGAAGGTATGTGCATCCAGATTCGGTGTAGTACCACTTCAACGCGGTGTAATCCTCGCTGGTAAAATCAAAATCTGCGACAATCTCTTTCCACTTCTTTTGCCATTTGGCATCCCACTTGGTTGTTGGACGCATACCGAACCACGAAGCCGTTTCAATTTGCTCTGGTGTAGGATTCCAAGAATTTGAACCCCTAATAGATTCTTCTGCTTCTTCCTCTCCTTCTGCATTCTCCTTCTGCATGGCGTTACATCCGTTACCATCTTTCTTCTTGTCTCGAAAGCGCTTCACTCTCAGTCGGGTTGTCTCGCGCAACTGTTCAGCATCACGCAATGAGCGGTAATGCTCGTAATTGAGAATCTTCCAGCCGTATCCATGATCCTCGATTCGCTCAATCCTGCGGCCTTCGTAATCTGGTGTTTTTGAACGCGGATCAGGCTTTGCTAACTCGGCAAGACCCCATTCCACCTCTTCCATTGACGCCCCGATTCGCCTAGAAATGGCAGAATCAGTCATCATAACGTTGCCAGAAGCATCGGCGCAAAGAAGCAAGTCGGTGAAAAAGTGACGCAGTTTGCGGTTATCTGCAATGGAGGAATCAAGAATTTGGGCGAATAGTTTGACAAACATGCCGCTACAATAGCGTGGCGTAACGTTACTGTCCAATGAAAAGGTGGCTTGTTCCATAAAGTTTCTCGTTTCAATCCTCACTGGCGTTTTGCTCTTTAATCCAAAGCGGTTAATGCCGCATCTCGGGCATCAAACCAGTTTACGCCGTCAACGTCTTTTTGACAGCCATTGTCAACGTGTTCAACCAGCATTCTGAGCGCTGTAATGTGATTCAGTAGTTTGCGATTAAGGGTATCAGATGCAGAAACTTGGCGAATGGCTTCGGCTGATTGCTCACTCCAAATTTTAGCGTTGATATTGGCTTCTCTCAACTTCTCCCTCCACCCATCCTCAATGCGGATCAACTGCGCTTGAAAACTTTCTTGGCGCTCACGAAGGCGTTGGGTTAGGTCGTTACGCTCTCTTTCAAGCCTGCGGGCGAAGTCTTTACTAACGCATTGCTGGCAATAATGCGCAGCTTCTTCTTTGTCCGTCTCAGGGGTAGGTATGGTTTCCATATCCAACGCTAACCCGTGGTATTAACCAAGTCAACCTTGGGTTATTTCTTTTGCTTGTTCCTGCGTTCAGTGAAAAATACTGCGTCTTGCTTTGATAAACCGAAAACGATTGTCTTTCGCGTTTCGGCGTTGATGATTTCCCATGTCGGCTTGTTTTTCTCGTCTGCTTTGGCTATCCAGATTGTCATAGGTTTTCTTTTGCATAAAAAGCTACGAGCGCTGAATCAACAAGTCCATCGTGAGGCACACTACACCGCTTGCTCGCCAACCAGCTTTCATCAGGCCACAGTTTTTGGGCTAGACGCAATGCAGCAGGCTTTGTATCGCCAGCACTGGCTTTGAGTAAGGGCTTCTGCCACTTTTGCGGCGTGATGCGCGTAAACCGAATCTTGTTGAGTTCAAACATGGCACGTAGAGCGTGAAACGAAGCAGCCATTGAGACAGCCGCCTTGTAGCTTTTAGCGCCTCCCGGTTCTTCCACAACGGCATGCAGTTTATCTAGGTTGTGATATTGAACAGTGTCGTGAATCCAGTTCCACGTGGCAACAACGTCAACCTCGCGTCCTTTGCGAGACTTCTTTACCGGCATAATTGTCTTGGCGATGATTAACGAGCCTGAGATGACGCATAGGCCACCGCTTAACCCGTTATCCACCCCCACTACAATCTCGCTCATACCAGTGGCAATTCAGGACTCGATTCCCCGCGAAGATGGGGGGGGCATCTCTGCCAGCGTACGATCCTCACTGGCAATTGTGAGCGGCTTGCGCGTTACAACGATCAAGTTGTCCACCTTATAGACAAATACGCCAAGCCACTCGGCAACCTTCTTCATGTCATTGACAACGCCGCCTTCAAATCGTGAGCAACTTTGCTTCGGATTAAGCAACTCAAGCGAGTCCATGATGCCGATTCGGTCGATGTTTTCCAATGCTCGCAGGGCTTTCTTTCGCTCGCTCCATTTACAAAGCGGGATGCGGCTCAGTTGCGCAATGTTGGTTAGGGCTTCATTGATGATTACAGCTTTGCGGGCGTCTTTTACGAGTCCGTTCATTTGGCTGGCGTATCGAAGCATGTCACTAACCAAACATGTCCGTGTTTTGGGGAATTTGAGTTTGTAGATTTTCATACAATCGCCTCCAGTTCAGCGCAGCGGCCTTCAGACCATTGCAGCCATTCGTTTTCGAGCTTGCTTACGTTGTTTTTTGACATCACAAACTCGCGTTGGTTTTGAAACATCGCCAACTTACAACAATTGATTTCTTGTGGCGTTTCGGGGAAGTGTTCTTCGGTCATAGTCGTTTTGTGCTGCCAATTACCGCTGGCAGCGGGCGGGTTAGTCATCTGGATACTTCATCATGTCCTGAAGAATGTCAGCACGACGAGCTTGCTCGTTGATGAACTCTTCCTCTTCTTCCTCCGACTCGCATTCTTCAATGGAATCGGGCGTGTTGGATGGTTCGCGCATGACTAAAATGGAATTTGTGACGAATTATCCTCGGAATCTTCTTCAGCCAAAGACTTAACTTTTGGCCCTGCATTCATCAGTGGCCCTTTAGCTGCCACATCAGCCTTCTTCTTCTCGCCGTAGTCCTTAGCGATGTTTTTAGCCGGATACTCGCCAGCAGGCTCAATGTCGATACGAACCTTGCCGCTACGCCCGACTAGATCATTAGCATCCAAGGTGCCGGAATCGTAAGCCTCAAGCAGGCCGATTGTCTCAGCGAAGTGACGCAGTTTGTGTGGCATTGCCTCCATGAGAAAATCCGTCACGAATTGAAAACCATCACCGTGAAACACTTTCAGGTTGGCTTTAATCATGTCGTTGCCTTTTTTGGACTGCTTTTCTTCGGCTTTGACAACTTCAAAGTCGTAAGTGCCTTTTGGGAGCAGGCGCTCCATGTCCAATTCTTCTTCTGTTTTAGGTTGTGCGATACGCATATATTTAGTTGGTGTGAATTATTTGGCAGGGTTGATCTTAGCAAGAAGGGCGGCAATAGCCTTGGTGGCTTGTTCGGTTGAAAGCTCGTTCCATTCGGAAGCGGAAGCCTTCGTGAGCCACTTCTGTTTCTCGTCATCAGTCATTTTGATAACGGAAGCAAGGCGTTCGATTTCAGCTACTTGTTCAGCGGTTGCAAGCGTGATGACTTCAACCGACTTTTCGATGACATCTTTGCCGTAACGGACTGCAAACTCGTCGTAGCTAAGCGGGAACTTTTCACGGTCAGGGAAGCCAGTGAGGCGAGACTTGCGAACAAGTCCATAGCGTGAATTACCCTGTTTCGTCACTTGGAAGGCAAGGTCAAGCTCGTATTCGATCTTGTCCCAGCAATCAAAGGTAACACCCGTTTGAGTGCGGTTGCCCTGTGCGTCTTGGCCCCATTCCTCTTTTTGGTGGCAGATAAGCACCACGTTCATATCAAGGCGATGAATCCAGTTCACTAGACGGCGCATGAAGGCCAGCGCTGGCTTTTTAGAAGCGCCAAAAGCATCTTTATCACCAAGGCGTTCGGCCTCATTAGCGATGACCGTGTTGTAGAGCTTAGTAATGGAATCTACCACAACCGTCTTAAAACCATGCTTTTCAGTAGCGAGCGCTTGAAATTGAGCAATCACCACATCGGGGTCTAGCGAACCATCTTCCGGCCCCATAATCATGCCGCCAGATTTGGTCAGCTTTTCCATATAATGAGTGCGGGATGCGCCACCCTCAGTATCCAAATAATAGCAATTTGGAAAATCCAAACTGAAGAATGTTTTTCCCACGCCGCTTGGGCCGAAGATAAGGATTTTAGGTTTTGACGGTTCCACCTGTGAAGGTGCCTTTGCTTTCAGTTTTGTAGCCATGTGTATTTAGTGGATAAAGCTCCCGCTGTGTTTGTGTGAGCACCAATCCTCGCTCAATCTCGCTCTCTTTGCAACCAACTTTACGCTTCCGCGTTGATTTATTCAATTGCTTGCGCTAGGCTTATCAAATGAACCACCACTACGCCCGCGATAAAGGCATTTTAGCCGCTTTGGACTACCTCGGCGTGGACTTTGGTATTCATCCAACGCTACGACGCGTAAAACAGCCAAAGAAAGCGGTTTGCAGGCCATCTACGGGCCGCATATTGGCGATCTGGTGGATGATTTGTGTGAGTATTAAGCCTTAAAGCTCAACTCCTTCTTCCAAACTGCGACACTCATCGCAGAAACCGTCGCCAATTTCGCGGTCGATTTCAATATCTTCATCGGACATTTCACGTTCGCATTTAGCGCAATGGCGTGTTGACCAATAAGCGTCGTATTGAGCTTCGGTGTAGCTAGCCAAGCTGGAATCTAATTGTTGAGTCATTAAGCAAAAGTTGATTGTTTCCAGTTCGTAAGCCAGTCGGCGCTGCGATTGCAGGCATCTAGGGCATCATCCACGTTGCGTAGAAAGCCAAAAGCATCCTTGGCTTCGCCGTATTTAGTGGCGATTTCTAGCGATTCAGCTACGGCATGACGCCAAAACGAGTGCGCCAAGAGGCATGAGGTTGTCCAGAGTGGTTTCATTTGTTGAGTTCGTTGATTAGAGCGTCTGATTGAATCACGGCTAGGACTGCAATAAAATCGCTAGCAATTAAAGATTGCTTCCGACACACTGCCTCAGCCACACGAACGAGGTCGTGATTGGCGAGCATTCCCTGCATCGCTATAGACGCAAAGTGAGCGCGAATTGAAATACCCTGATTCCAATCTCCGCATGTTGCCGCAGCGAAAGCTGGCGCATTAGGATCAATTTTCATACTTGTGGCGGGTAGTTTTTTAGCTCGTTCAGCCTTTGAAGCAGCAACAACGCTTGATCCCCGCTAGGAGTCGTAGCACCGCTAAACCACCGCATGAACTGCTTCGTGGTGACTTCGTGTTTCGCGGCAAATTGGTTGATTGTGCCGTACGCATGTGGCGTGGGGTAGTGCTTCTTTAGCAATTCGCTGATGGTTAGTTTCATATCGTTTGAGGTCTAAGTATATACCACATTTGGGGCGTTGTAAAGGTGCGATTACTTGCTTGCCTCCCAAATGTTGAGGATTTGTTGGAGTTGCTTGTCGGCCTCTTCTGTTGGAATCGCGTAAAGGTCGAGCCACTCAATAACGCCAAGCAAACACTCCGCCATTGCGGGGCTGATGTTGCGGGAGC